GGGGCTCCTGTGGGTCGTCTTCTTCCTGGGCATCTTCTTCCAACACCGTGACGATTGGCACCCCGAAGATGATTTTGACGGCATGGAGGGGCATCGGCCTGATCACCGGAAGGTTGCTTTTGTCTTCCCGCCCCTTTACAAGGAAAACCCCGCTTTTTGACAGGAGAAGGGCCATGCATTTGTTTATGTAGGCCACGACCATCTTCTCCACGACCTGTGGGGTGGGCTTGGCAAGGGTGTCGAGTCTGGCCTGCAACTCCTTCGGGTTGTACATCACGTGCTCCCTGGCCCAATCGGTTCCAGACATTCCGGCAACCTCGGCAAGTTCCCTCTCCAGGTGTCCGGCGTGCTCGGCCATGGCGGTGTAAATGAAAGACTCGGCCTCATCGGCTCTATACCCGGCCCGCAGGGACCCAAGCTGCCAGACGAAGTGTAGCCATCTGGGCTCGTTGTCGCCCCTGAACCTATCGTCCGGAAGCGGGTACACGTCGACGTCATCGTATCCGGGCCTGAGCCTGTGCCCGTCCTTGGCGTACACGTTGTGAAAAATGAACGGCCTCATCTCCTTGTGCCCGTCCTCTCCGAGCTTGTCGCAGAACGGGGCCCTGAGAGTCTGGGGCTTGTCTATGAAGGCCTTAAACCTGTCGACTATGTAGCTCGACTTGAGCTTCTGCATCTGCTCGGAGTAGGCCCTTGGCGACATGATCAAAAACGGCCATATTAGGTGATAACTATTCCCCCCGTTGGCCCTCGAGATTAGGGATATAACCGTGTACGGGTCTGGCTTGAATGCCTCCGGGAGGCTGCACATGTACCTCATCGGAAGACGATCCAGCCTCCTGTCCGGGAACAGCACCTGCATGGCCCTCTGTATGCTCTTTACGCAGTCGTGGAAGGGAAAATCCCGCTCGTATTTGGTGTCGAGGTCTATGAAGAATCTGTGCGGGAGCTCCTTGTCCACGTGTTCGCAGAGGCAGACCGCGTTCCCCCGAACGAACCTGTCTATAATGAACTCCTCGAGATCGTCCTCCTTCTCGAGGGGTACGCGGAAGTACTTAAAAGTCTCGATGTCGTGGTGGGTTGACCCCTCCTTGGGCATGCCAGACGGAAACTCGTAGTCCGACAGGTCGAACCGCCTTGCCATCCTGACGCAATTTGTGACGTCTTGATAAAAATATCACTTGCAAAAAACACGAAATGGAGCCACCATTAAAAAGGCCAAAGGTCGCAGACAAATTCAATTTGTTGGAGGCCGTCCTGGGGGAGCCAGCTCCGGCAAGAAAACTCCTTCTGTACATCGGATTTCGCGGAAGAAGGACACTTTTGCTGGTGACCAGGGCAATCAGATGGAGGTGGATGACAACAATCCACGGGGATGGTCTTTGGTCGGAGGACGTTCGGAGGGCAGACGCGCAACATTTTCACAAAAAGTGGCAGAAGGATTGGGAGTTTACGTGGCTATCGAGGGCCAAGGAAAGTCCCAATTGGGCACAGTGTGGCGAGCTGGGATATCTTGCCCTCGGACCACTGGGACTCCCTAAACTAGACGCGTTGATAATGGCGAGATGTCTTTACTACAACATAGACGACGTGATTTTGCTTATCGCCAAAATGAACACAAGACCCTCCAATTGGCGGTGGTTCGTCTGGGGGGACTACTTGAAGGCGGAGCCGAGGTATAAATACAGGGAAATCGCTGTAAGTGTGATATTCTCGGGAAATTCTTTTCACGAGGGAGCAAGGAGCAACGACTATCGTAAATTGGTCAGACCGGATTATCTGCACGGCCTGGAGCCATCATCATACGATCCACAAGAAATGTTTGTTAGCAACATATCCATAAGACGCAGGGACAAAAAATAATTTTTTTTAGGGTTTGGGGTTTTCGGTGAATCTGTTGTTCTGAACGCGAGAGCCGTAGCCGACGAGTTTTTCGAAAATGAGGGAAGAAAAGACTCGCATTCCCGCCCCGAAACAAGGCAGATTTCCCTCGAGGATGTAGAATTTCCAGTCCAGCGAACCCTCTAGCTTCAGCTGGATCTCGATTCGGATGTACTGGTTTTCGAATTTTTCCCCCCACGGATCCCACGCAAACGATACCCGGGATTGTTCGATGTTCTTAGGAAGCTCGTCCGGGTACTGATATTCCGGGAACGACACGTCCTGCCAAGGGTATGTCTTCTTGCTGTCCGTTTTTGTTGGCGATTTTTTTCTTTTCAGTTGCCAAAGTGACGCAATAAAATGGAAAATTTCTTACACATAGTCATCGGAGGAAATATCGGTTGCGGAAAGACAACTTTGGCGAAGAAACTCTGCAGCGAGCTCGACGCGATCTTCGTTCAAGAGCCACACGACGCGAAAGTTCTCGCGGCAAATTACAAGGATCCCACCCGAAACGCGTTCCTCACAGAGATATACTTTTTACGTGCCAGGCTCCAAGCATGGCAATACTTCATAAGAAATAGATCCAGACACGTTGTGGAGGATCGTTCCGTCTTCGAGGACGGGGTCTTTGCCAAGACCAGGCTCGAACGGGGAGAAATGACCCCGCTCGAATACGAACAATACATAGACCTTCTAGAACTTCATATCTCAATGGTAGAAAGACCAACGGTATACGTGTACCTAAAATGTTCCCCAGAAAAGTGCATGGAGAGATTGGCAAAGAGAATGGCGGAAACAAAGAAAGCCGTGGCCGAGACGGGAGCAAAGAGCGGTCCGGACACAGATCCCCTTATAACGATGGATTTCGTAAGGGATCTTGCAAAATCGTACGAGGAGTGGGCCACACGCGGATCTCGGATGGCCACGCTTTGGATGGAAGTCGATGTCGAGGAGGACTCGGATTATTCCGAGTTGTGTTCGAGTATTGCAAAAACCATCGTCAAGAACTCGCGACTGTTCATGTGCCCTTGTCACGTAAACTGGCAAAAATTTATTTAGTAATTCGGTTAAGAAGAGAATTCATTTTTTTCGGCAATCCGTCGTGCGCAAACATCACACCAGTGTTGAACAGTATCATTGTCCCGAGATCGTTCGTCACGCCCCCGATTAGTTTTTCCACCATCTTTATGCCGGCAAGAAGGATTGCCACCTCCACCGCGATGTCGAGGATGTCGTCGAATACACTGTCCTCCTGAACATCCGTCCCAGTGATCGTGGACCTGTGCAGTTGCAGCTTCTTTGTCACGTTGTCCGAAATGTATCCGACCGTGTGTCCGGCAGCCAAAGCAGTCAGTCCGGACGCAAAACCGGTAAGAGTGTCCATGAGTATCTAGATTGTGTTGCCTTCTTCTCTGTTGCCTTCAGAAAAAACGAGAGGAAGGCTGCCCCCCTTTGTCTTTGCGAGTTTCTTCTGCTCTGGACACCCAAGCTGATAGTCGGGAACCCGAATTCTGTTGGCCTGCTTGTCGAACGTAACATCTCCAGGAAGCCACCACGTGAATTCCTCGGCATTCGTCTTGAGCTTCCAGTTCTCCACGATGATGCAATCGTGGTCCCTCGTGTAAGTCTTCATCATCTCCATGACAGCATCTTGTGGTCCCAGCTTGGACAGAAAATCGTTGTAGACGTGCTCCAGGCTCCTCATCGTCTTCTGGCCAAAAATCACAGCAACATCCGCGTTCTCCCTCAGATAAGTGTTCAGGGCGGCAGCATACTGGGTCATCACGATGGCGGATATCTCCAAATGCCTTCCCTGGACGGCAACCGCGTTTAGCCAGGGGTCCTCGTGGGCCTTTCTCCTGTCTGCTATCACGTCGTCGAAGATTATCAGCACTCTCCTGGCCCTGTAGCCCTTCTTCGAGACAGCGATCGCCTTCTCCTCCGTCTGACTCGCGAACAGATTTGCGAGAAGGGTGGGGTTTATTCCTTGGTGGACCCACTGGTTCCCGACGATGGGCTGCCAGAATCCGTTCTGTGGCGTCTGGGTGCAGACGAGCGCAAGATCGAACCTGTCCCTGTAGAAGTACATCAGGAACTTTGCAAAAACCGACTTTCCTATCCTGCGAGATCCCACCAGGACGAGGAAGAAGTTCTCGGGCAGCACGTTTCCCGGATCGGTCGGGTCCCACTGACGCAACTCCACCTGCTCCCCCACGAACTCTGGCATTTTCTGCATTCCCCCAAACTCACACTCGAAATCGACGCAACTCTTTCCGTCTTTTTTTTTCACACGCGACTTGGGCTTCTGGATCATTGCCAAAAAAAATTTACTTTTATTTTCTCCCCAGAAGATTGTCTACCTCATACCCCGAGAAGAAATCCAGCTCCCTGGGGCCCATGGTGACGTCCGGGCAAGGATGGGGGGAGCTCCACATCTTGATCTTGAACGATATGGGGGGTCCCATGTTGTTCGCCAGCTGAATGTCGGCCGGGAGGATCGAGTGGTTGTTCGGGCGGGCCCAACGGATGTGGAGTCTGGTCAGGCGCCTCCCGTCGACGACGTTGCACTTCTGGAATATGTCGGTGATGGTGTAGCCGTCGACGTTCTTCTCGGGGTGGGGGCCGGTATATGGGTGAAGGGCCTTGAGCCAGTCATCAAGAACCCAGGGCAATACGCTCCTGGGTTCTGGCAGCAGATCTGGTGCACATGCCCAATACGTCGAGGCCCACCAGACAATGCGCAGGAAGGCAGGACAGTGGTAGACGAAGTTGTACGGGACGGCCAGAGTCCCGTCCACCTGAGCCTTTGCACGGTACATGGAATTCAACCGTGCTGCGGCAAAGAGGTCGTCGATGCGCTTGTAGCTTGGTGTTTCTTTGTACGGATGTTAAAATAAAAAAAAAAAACAAGCAACTTAGGAAAATTACGAAAACGAAAGAGGATGACGACGTTGTTCATCCACTTGCATGTCTGTTGGAGACGGTGGACGGATCGAATGTCGGCGTGCATTAGAATAAGTTCTCGCACGGGGACGAGCGACATGAGGTTGTGGAGTGGAGTCCAGTCTGTGGTCGGTGTTGGTGGGGGAAAAAAAACGCCCGTGGAGAAAAAAAAAACCTTTGGCGATTGTCGAGGCCACATCCAAACTGTCCGAGTAGAGCTTCTGGCGCTTCTCGGATTGTCGACACCACTCTGCCAACGAGCGGTGCTCCTCATTTATGGCCGCGAGGGAAACCAGTATGTTATCTGCCTCCTGCCTTGTGCGCTTCATTCGTGTTTCTGTAAACTGTGTGTAGGAAGCTGACGTCATCCAATTTTTATTCGTGTCAAGTTGACCAGTTGTTCACCTGCACACTTGGTCAACTTGACACGAGAGAAAAGTCGGTCGACTTTTCTCGTTACGTCACGAATTAAAAAAAAACAACAACAAACATGTCGTGGGAATACCTGATGCTCGAGAACACCACCGGCACTGCCCCAGCTTGGTACGGGGAGGGATTCCTTGCCAAGATGAAGTGCACCCCCGTCGTGTACATCGACTGGTCCCCGGCCGAGATTGCTCGCGACTGTGTGTCTTTTGAGCAGCTCGTTGCTGGGGGGGCCTGGGAGTTCATGCACGGTAACTCGGCCGTCATCCAGGTCCCCCGCACGGGATCTTACGAGAAGATCATCATCCCAGAGCACGTGCAGTATCCCGAGAAGGAGGACGAGTTCTCGGATGTGGAAGTGGCGGTGGTGGTCGAGGATGATGATTGGCCCACCGAGGAGGAAGAAGGAGAAGTACCCGAGCCCCCGTCCCCCAGCGAGTACCTTCTGCAGTCCGATGGTTCTGTTGCCCGGATGTTCCCCTCGTTGTTCGACTTGGATGTTTAAATAAATAAATCCTTTTCCGATTTCGAGTTTCTTGTTCCGTGTTTAAAAAAAAAAAAGCTATCGAAAGAATTAGTGCCCAACAAAAAAAAAAAAAACAAAGTACGAACCTTCCTTCTTCTCTCCCTCTCTCTCTCTCTCCCCCCTTATACCCCCTACTTACTTACTTACCTACTTATTATCTTACCCCCCCTATAGTCCCCCCCTTCCTTCTTCTCTCCCTCTCTCTCTCTCTTCCGCAGTTGCGCCGTTGTGCAATTGAAAATAAAAATAAAGACAGTTGCACCAATGACAAGAAGACAAGAAGACAATCATCGACAGAAGTGAAGTGCTGTCGGCATACAAAACAAAAACAAAATCCAAACACACCAAACAAAATCCGAGAGGACCACCATCAAGAATAAAATAAAAAGAAAATAAAACAAAATGAATGCAAGGTACGATATAAAAAAAAATTGTTAAAAAAAAAACCCATCACCACGCCAACATTAAAAAAAATTTCGTCGGCCGTGTCAGAAGTAGTTGGTGGTCCACTTGGCCTTCGGGTGGAAGAGCAGATGGTGGAAGAGGCGGAAGCCGACCTGGTAGGCGGGGAGGTTGGAGTCGAGGAAGTAGAGGTGCTCTTGCCCGGGGGAATTAAATCTTATCTTATATAAAAAAAAACAATAAGTAAAACAAAAACAAAAAAAAGCAAAGACAAACCTCGAGGTGGACGTAGGCGTCGGGGTCCGTGTGGGGGACCCCCCAGGGCCAGCTCTCGGAGGAGACGCGGATGGAGTCGGGGTCGAAGTCCTCGGGGAGGAATGCCGGCCAGCAGTAGGGGTGGCGATAAAGCGGATCGGTCTGCCAGAAAGACAGTCGTGCCATCTTTTTTTTTTGAAAATGTGTTTGTAAAAAAAAAGAATCGTGACGTATATAAAGGCGTTCGTGACGTGGACATGACGTCTGGACGATTGCAATGTACAATTGAGATTTTTTTTAAAGGATCTTCTCGACAAAGGTGTTTGGCGCAAGCATCCGTGCATGGTAGTTCTTCTCGCCCTTAGTCACCCTTGGGGAAAGGTCGCCAACAACCCAGGAATCAATCAACGGGAGCACGAGTCGGGGGAACATGCAGAGGTTCCTGTGCACCACGAATATCGACATTCCGTTGAACATGGTCCAGCACACGAGGTATCCGTGGGGGGCGTTTAGAAGCTCGATGTAGGTCTGGATCTGGGCAAAGTATTTCAGTGGGATATCGTCCACTGTTTCGTAGGGCTTGCAAAGTTCGGGACTTGGGTGGGCAGGGCATTTCACCTCGATGGGTATGAACATTCCGATTTCCTTGGTTATGCCATCCGGGGTTCCGCAAACTCGGTGGTTTTGTCCGTGCACGATGTTTTCGATGCGGCAGCAGGGTTCCCTTCCGTCGGTTTTAAAAAAAAACTCGTCAACTGCTGCAAGGGCCGTGCACTCCATGCACGTCCCCCAATGCATGTAGCTCTCCAGGACGTCTCCTTTTTTTTTCTCCACCCAGTCGGGTTTTTTAGTCTCGAGAAGCCTCTTTCGGCTGGTGTATTTGTCGAGCCCAAGAAGTGCCCCCACCTCGGACGCACATATGAACTGCTTTCGACGCGCGTGCCATTCGGGGGACCCCTTTTGGGGAAAATTCTCTATGACGAGGGATGCCGTATTTTCTAAATACTCAATTTTATCGTTTTCGTGCAGACATGGATCGCGAGGATACAAATGCGGCGTACGGAGCTCTTGGCGGCGAGATCTATTTCTTGTATAAGTGGCAAATTACGAAAAACGGAGTCAACCTCTCGAGCCCGGAGATGGTGCAGATGCTGGCCCTGTTTGGGAGCTCGGGGGTCTTGGGCGGGTTTCTCTCTAACTGGTTCTTCCCCTCGGCGTCTGTCATTGCTGCAATTGCGTCTGGTTTCGTTAGCAGTTGGCTTCTTCTGACGCTTTCCCAAATTTACGGGGTTGAACGATTCACGAAGGAAAAGGACGGAGAACAGAAGACCCACACGGGACGACTGCTGGCCTCTTATCGAAGGGGGTACGTCCCGTCCGAGAGGCACCTCAGGGATGTGAACGAGGTTGCAACTTTTTTTTAGGGCAAGACCATAAAAGAATATGGAAATCACAGATATTATCATAGTTGCGGGGGTGCTTTATTTGGTTCTCACGTACAAGGGCGGATACAATCCGATTTTTGACACGAAGAGAGACAGGGTTAAAGCAAATTTTTACGATTTCTACAGGAGGAACGGAGTCGACCTTTTGCGGGCAGAGGCCATAATAAAAGAACTCAAGAAAAGGGGATTTACTAAAATGATGCCCAATCCGTGGAAGAAGGATTCGGACAAATTCGAGGCGATGGCGGAACTCGAGACGTTGCTGTGGGAGGTGAAGAACGTGCCAGAAGATCTCGGAACCCAGGAGACCGACGTCCTCAAGCCCCAGATGAGGGGGGAGTCGCTATGGGCCAGACACGCCGAAAGCGACGACAGTTAAAAAAACGTCCGCCTACTTCCGCCTGTAAATAACAATTGCGGTGCCTATCAGGAATGCCCCAGCAACTCCGTAAAATCCCCAGTTGATGACCGAATCCCAGAACTCCTTCGACTCCTTCTCCCTCTTGATCTTCTGCTTCTCGGTCTCCCCGTACCAGATGATGTCCCCAGCATCCTTGAAGAAGTCCTTTATCTTCTTGCCCGCCTTTGTTTCCGAGAATTTCCAAATTTTCAGTTTGTGCGGCATTGTGTCAAGCACTTCAAGTTCTCATCAGAACGAAGAAAAATATCAATCCAGCAGCGAGCGCAAGGTACATGGCCGTTCTTCCTCCTCCGGTGCCCTCGGCAATGGTCTCCCCACCGTCGAATGGGGTCTTGCTGTCCGGATTCCTGACACCGCCACCATTTTCTCCCGGGATTCCGAGATTGTTTGGCATGTCTGCCCCCCGTACATCCGAACCCGTCCACCCCCCCAAAAGAAGTTTGTCGGATCTCGGCACGAAGTCTTTTGCGTATCTCCCATTTCCAAGCCGGGACGTAAACATATCTCGGTCAATTGGGTTTGTCATCTAAATTTGGTGTGTTTTGTTTTTTACAAAGACAAATAAAAAGCTGCTGCGACGACCGCCACAATTGCGATTTGTGTGCCAGAGAGCGTCCCGGCAAATTGAGCAGACGGTGACGTCACCGTCGCGTCGGAAGCCATAAGTATGCCCCCACGGACCGGGGGCTGGAAACCAAAATCGTCTTTGTCGTCGTAGTTTAGATCGAGTGCGTCGGGACCGTCGCTGATACCAAAATTTGCTTTACTGTTCCCGATGAGAGCCCTCCACGTGTCGAAGTCCATGTCCCTTGGATATTTGAATGGGGCGTTTCTAGTGCTTGCCCTGGATCCCCACCTCCTGGTGTTCGGGAGGTTCAACGCCCCAGTTGGTCTTGACGGGAGATCTCCTTTCATGTCGTATTTCTGTCCGATTGCGCGGAGTATTTCACTCTCTCCAATTTCGTCTTCCGTTTCGGATCTCGCGTTTCCCATTCTCATCGCCACCTCCTTCTCGCCGAGAAGCGGGGGTACGGATTGACGCGGATTGAAGTCTTGGATGACGTCCTCCTTTCCGTATATCTGAGAGCCGACGCCCCTCCCCGACATTGGCGCGCTTCCACCGCCGTCCTGCCACGCCTGGCTGTACGTCATCGGTGCATCTACGTCCGGATTAGGTGGAACCGGCATCGTACCAAACCCTCTCCTGGGTGCGTTTCGTTTCGTCATGAGGGTCATAACCTCGTCCACGTTGCTCGACCTGGCCGACTCCTCTTCGAGGACCGTGGCGTCCAGTGGCGTCTTTGCCTGAACCTGTGGAATTTTCCTCTTCATTCTTTTTAAAGAAATTACAAATTGTGATATCCCAAAAAAAGAATGAGTAGCGGTGCCGAATCGTTGAACATATTCGAAATTCCATTTTACTATTTGCAGTTGAACACTCCAGCCAAAAGGTTCCTCGGTTCTGCAATTTTGGTTGGTGGAGCACTTCACGTATTCAGGCCATCATCTCTCTTCATGGAGAGCGGTACTCCCAGATCGTGGTATTGGACAACCCCCGAGAGCGATCGGGCGTCTGCGACTTACGTTCCATGGTGGACAATTGCACTGGCGGCGGGAATCGTTACGTCAACTTTCATTTAAAACCATGGCGAGACAAGCGAAACAGTACAAAACAAGATTCGACCAGTTTTGTGACTATTGTTGCAGCTTCTTACACGAGGAATGCCCGGAGAGACAGACCCTGAACCCGGAGAAGCCGGAGCATCTGACTATTCTGTCCATGGTTGCCACGTTTCTCGGACGGTCCGACGTTTTCGAGGCCGTGGACAGGAGGGATGCAGCAATGTTAATGGCACTTAAAAAACAGACGTTTCCTGGTTCGTTTTTGGGTGACACCGAAATGACCGATCTTCGTTGGAGAAGACTCCAATGGCTTTGTATACTCTGTGTTTCATAATCACGGTTAATATTATAGTGTTTTTTTTTCTGTCCCGACTTTCGTTATTCAAATGGCCGAATTCACGGTCGCCGGAGTGAGCGAACTCCAGGCAAGGGAACAACAGCAGAAAATACAAGAGGAAATCGAGAAAGCTAACCAAAAAGCGCAAGCGAGGGCGGGTCCAAAAAGCGCCGCCAGACTGGAAAAGAAGATGGAAGCCGAGGTTAAGGACGAGGAGCTGCGGATCAAACGCCTTTTGGAAATTAGAATTATGAAACGATTTGAAGCGTTCCCGTGGCTTCAGAAGACCATCCCAACACCCTGCACGAGATCGAGCCTGGGAGAACTGAAGGAAATCGATATAAGCCAAAAAGTCGAGCTCGATCTCCAGGGTGCAAAGGGTCGTATAGCCTTTGGTGTCAAACAGGGAGCGTCGTTGGTCGAGGAAATGTGGGGAGACGGGAAGGAGATGACCTGGCTTCCAAAGAGCATGCGACTTAACCTCACGGGCCTCTCGCAGATCGTGGATGCAAACTTCGACAGATCGATTGCGCCACTCGTCGAGGAGACGGCCATAGAGAACCCAACTCTCGGTATGATGAGCCTGGAGATGAGGTGGGTGTGGACCTTCGCGACACTCGTCTGGGCCGTGCACATGAACAACATCGCGGGCGAGAAGCTCGCTGCTATGGCCGCCAAACCACCAATGGAGGCCCCAACATTTTCTTTCGCGACCGTTATGGAGCAAAAGAGTAAGAGCGACAAACCGAAAGAGTGATGGAATTGATAACCCTGATTATGGTTGTCCTGGTCGCATACGGAATACGGTACGTGGTCACTACTCAGAACAGGGAGGCCAAGATGCTATCGAGTCCACCGGAGACGCTAAACCCGCCCGAGGAGGATACCACTTATGACGCAAGCAAATTCCTACAGACGTCCAACCGAGACAAGAAGGAGGGGGCATTTGTAATATCGAGACTCTAAGAGACAAAAAGATCAACACATCAAGTGGTCCGACGTCACAATAAAAAACACCCCGAAACGATTTTTTTGCCTTTACAATTATATGTCGTGACCCTTCACGCCAGTTTGTCCTTTCGAAATTGTGACGTGTTCTTAAAATATCACAGTTGATACTTCTAGAATTTTCTGTCGAGTTTTTAACGCCTTGATTGAATATATAAAACCGCCAAGCCTATGGCAACGTAGATAAACCAGGGCGGAATTGTTCTCCCCGTGGATGCAGCAAACCTCTGCCCTCGACGATGGGGTCCTGGGTGATGCCACGGATCGATGTGTCGATTTTGTTCTTCCGGATCTGGCACAATTGGTTTTACGTCCTTTCCCCAAACCCAATTGAAATCGGTCATTATGTCGGGCTTAAAAAGCAACTGTTAATTATTTTTACACGAAAGGGCAAAATGGTTTTTAGGATTTTTGTTTACGTCACGAACAACAACAAAAAACAAAAAACAACAACAACAACAAACAAACAAACAAACACAAATCCGCTAACAAACAAACACAAATCCGCTAACTCTTATTCGTGTGAAACAGTATTTGACCACGGAGGAATGTTTTCGACCTCGGGCTCCTCGTCGTAGGTCATCTGTATGAAAATACCGTCGATGAGCACCGGTGGTGGTATCGGCACCGTGCTTACACCCGTCGGATCGACCGATACGATGGTTATGTTGAAACTGTCCGGAATTCGTCCACCGCTCCACGATACCGGTATGTCCATAAACGCGCCGTGAAACACCAGCGAAGTTGTGGGTACGCATATGTTGCTGGTTCCCATTCCCCTGCCGGCTGATATGTTTGTTGGTTCTAGGGCGTCTATGTATACCTGCAGGAACCCCAGGCCCCCCGGGAGGTTTGCCTCCATGCACGAGATTCGACAGTTCTTGACCTTTCCCGGGACGTGTCTTGGGAGCACCACCTGTGTTTTGTAAGTCGGTCCCGGTAGCCATATCGATAAGGTTCTCATACTCGCTCGTTGGTTCATTTCCTGAATCGTCCAAACACAACACAACAATATATAGTAGATGCAGAAATTGTTCCAGGGGATTTGGGGAAGCCTGAATTCGATCGTCAGACTCCCACAGACACTCGAGGCGATAATGATTGGGGGAGCTGTGCTGCTGGGGGTCTGCCTTTTGACCGTTTGTGGGGCCATCGCTTATAGCGTCGCAAGCGGATCTACGAACGTTACATCGGTGGCCGTCCAGGGACTGAAGGCGGTGACGTAATCTCGATATGTTTTTTTTTTTCTGCTTACGGTAATAATGTCGTTCCTCGAAGACGAATATGATAGCTGGACTTGCCCTGGCTGTGGGGCTGATATTACCAATATTGAAATGGGTCCTTGTTTTTATAATTGCTCGGTATGCGGTTTTGTGGTTGGCGGAACGTCTATTTTCTCTGTTTCCGAGTTTCGAGCGCCTAATTGCCCGGCTCGTAGATACGACACCGGTATCGGACCTCGCACTAAAGCCTCCACTGGAACTGACATTCGAGGAAAGTATCGGCGCACCTTCCACTACGCGGAGAGAATGGAACAATGGTGCTGCAGAGATCCCGAGGTACCAAGAGTAGATTTCTTCGTGATAAAGATGGAGGCCAGAAAATCTTCGATTTATCCAAAACTCGAGTATTTCACGATGGCCGATGTTTTCCGGGTTCTCAGGGCAGTTCATATGACCAGATACAAGGAGAATTGGAAGACGCTGCTCTGGAGGATAACCGGAACAAAACCGGACATTCCGGACCAGTCTCTGGTCGAGGCTTGCGAGGAGCGGTACTCGAGAATTAGTCGGAATCTTTCGATGGTAACAGAACCGGGACATTTCGGGTCTGATCCGTTGATTCTCGGGGCAAAGGGTAAAAGGAGAAAGAACATGCTCCACCTGAATTATATTCACAGGAAGATCATGGAATCGTTTGGGGTGTACTCCTGGCATCACGAGTTTCCTCTGCTAAAAAACTCTCGAAAAATCGTGGATCTTGACAGGGCGACTTCTGCTCTGTTCTCGACGCTGGATATACCCTTTTCATACAGCGTGTACCTTACCTTTCCGAAGTGCCGAATTAAAATAAGATGTAAGAAGAAGCGCAAAACAGCTTAAAGGTTTCAGTTGCACGTTTGGAATATTTTTTCTTCTGCTGGTTTCCGATAGATAATAAGGCAATATGGCAGCAGTAGGTCCCCCGCCACCACCAGCCGGACCACCACCTCCGTCCGAACAAGAAGAGTATTTCAGGAGATTTGAAGATTACGGGTTGGGAAATGTTAGGAAACCGTCGCTCCTCCGGTTCGCGTGCCAGCGACCCCCACAGCCGCTACCGATTGGTCAGAAGACCGCTTCCCCCGGAGCAAACAAAACCGATCTCATCTCGATGTCGAGTTATGGTCCGTTTTTTACGCCGATCGACGTGGACCTTCGGGCGGCGGCCGGTAACTTTCTTTTGGACGATGAGGATAGCAGGGGATACATTGCGAACAGTTTACCCGTCGGAAATCCGGTGAGGAACATTCTAAGCAGACCGCACCTCACGGAGGGGGAAAAAAAATGGTTCTGGGACTTCGCAAACTGGTTGGCCGGATGTCCCCAACACATGAATGACAGACTTCGTACGCCCTGGCTCAGAGACCATATGCTGTGGCAGAAGGGGGAAGCCAGGACCCAGGAGAATCGTCTCGAGACAATGGTTCCCGGCGATGACGTCTCCCTCTTCCTCGGCGCCATCGTTACCACGGCAAATCGATATAAATGTCAGTTGGACCTTCTCAAGACGGCGTTTTCGGGGGGACTGCAGGACTCGTTTCTTTACTATAAATACATTGTCAGGCCCGACGATCCAGCGCCACCCCCACGAGTCCCGGGGGCGCCCGCCCCCCCAGCAGGATACTATGCGGCTGGTGGAGGAGGAGATGTTTCCGGAGCTGGTGGATACGACGTTGGCGCCGGATTGGTAGACCAAAGTCCCCCGACCGCCACAAGACCACCAGCAGTTGCGAGCACGTCCGGATCTGCGTCATCGTTACCTCCCACAGAAACCCGACCGACGGAGCCAACAGCCACGGTTACGCCCCCCCCGAGGACAGAGACAACCTCCACGGTCACAGAGCCAACAGAGACGGGGGTTAGGGTTAGGGTCGCAGAGCCCCTCCCGAGTACCGAGACAGCCACCTCAACCTCAACCTCCTCAACCACATCCACCACCACAACCTAGAGAACGACGAAGCAAAACAAAAGATATATTTCTACTTTTTATCCCCAGAAACATCCGGGAGTCTCCTCCTCTTTCTGGATTTTCGGTCGTCTTTTATTTTTGAAACGCTACAGGGCACTTCGGTCAACGGGGGTTCTGACATTATCGGTTCTTGTATTGTTTCTACCGACGGGGCCGGCTTAGTTTGAACCTGTGTAGTACTCGCCGCCGTCGCTGTTGCAATCTCCGAGACTGAAAGTAGGGGTGGTGCTGTCTTGTGCTTCTTCTCCTTTGGTGGTTTTGCCTGTATCGGCTGAAACTTTAGTTGGTTTCTGTGGACAAACAGGCAGGGGCCGGCGACGGGCACCGTCAGGATCCGCTGGGCAACGCCGTTGATCTTGACGGGCTTCGTTCCGTCCGGCGTCCACGCTAACGCGGACCCGATTGCGAAAATGTTAGGTGTGGTTGGGTGGGTGTAAACTACGAAGAACCTCTGCCCGTCGGTTGGGTTTAGCCCAGAGGTATATGTGGAGAGCATCCAGTCAACAACCTGCCTTATGTTCCTGGGGGGTTCTACGCTCTGCGCCATCTTTGACAGCTCCTCCGTTCCAAGCCGTCCGCTGCCCGACACGGGAATGATGGTCGTCTTCCACTTTTTAAGGCCCGAATCTCCCTGTTCTCCGTCGGATCCGGAATTTTCCCCGACATCGGATTGTGGTTTCACCTTCTGGCCGAAAAGTGTTCTCATCTTCAGCTCGGGATCGAACGTCTTCCTGAATTCTTCCGGGCCCATCGTGTCGGGTCCTCCGAAGTATCGAACTATTCCAACCGGGTTCGGGGCCGCGCTTATTGTCACCGGTTCCTTTTCCGACGGCTTTCCGGCGTCCTTTCGGTAAAGAGAATCTCGGAAGTTTCTTACGAGTTCGTCGTGGTCCTCTGGGGAGAGCTTTCTGTTATCGCTGAATTCTTTCAGACCCGCAGTCGCGCAATCAACGGCGCAAAAGCACCTCCCCCAGCTAATTGTTCCGTTCTTCGACTTCTTTGGAATGCAGAAACTATCCTGGCCCTCTTTCAACACGTGACCGCACCACTGGCACAGCCTGAGTTTTTTCTTGTGAACTACGCTGAACATGCTCCCACCTCTGCCTCTTTTTTTGTTTTTTTGATTTCTACAGGTGACGTAACCATAATTTAGTATTGCAATTGGAAAAGGGTACCGGAAAAAAAACACAACCCGGACTTTGACAGAACTCCAGGTAAAACTTTCACGCTTAATCGACCATAACTGATGTCGTTTAGGTCTTTTTTGTAAATGTCTCAAGTGTTTTTTTTCTTTTACTGTTCTCTATATTACAAAAAATGAATGTGGGAGAGGGAGCAAACGGTTCCTCAGAAGGTTACTTTTTCTTGCAACATACCCGGCCGATTTCCCTCGCGGGACTCGCCTCTGGGCAGGTGACCGATTCGCCGCACTTGCCAATTGTGCAGAGGGCAAATCCACCCGAAGTGCCGGGCCTGACCGATGTTCAACCAGAAAGGACCGGAACGGATTTCGGGATGGACACCATCTTCAAATATACATCAAACGACCACGAGGTTTTGAAGACAGTATTCCTCTGCGTGAAACTAGCACCGCTTGATCCAGGAGCAGGTGGCAATACAGCAAGGTATCCAGACGACGTTTTACAACAATCGATCGAATGGGCAGAATGGCAGATAGGAGGCACCGTTCTCCAGAGACTTTGGGGGGACGAAATGCACGCAAAACAGCTGAGGTCTCTTATTCCGGAGGACCTCGCCACGGCCTACGAACTTCAGAGGGCAGGACTTACCGACGCCGAGAGGGCGGATCTAGCGGACCCGGCGCTGAATCCCGATGGTTTCTGGGTCTATCTGGAGATACCTTTCTGGTGGACGGAGACAGCCAACAAGCATTGGCATCAATACTCTTGTCAGCGAGCGACGAGACTCCAGATTCACTGGAGATCTCCGGACTATATTCTACAACAAAATGTGGCCAACACTCGACCACTACCACACGGTGGTGCGTTGTACATCAAAGACCTGTTTTTGCGATTTATGGTCAGCGCGCTGAGCACCGACGTGAAGAATAGCTATGTCGAAGCAGTAAAGGGTTTTGGAAGCAACGGTATTATGACTCTTCTAACATACGAACAGCGACAGGAGAACAACATTGTGCTCGCGGGAAGCACCGGAACACAGATTCAGATGACAAACTTCAACAAACCAACGTACTTGGTGCTCATAATGATCCGAAGAGAGGCGGACCTGCAACCAAACTATCTCAGAAACAGAAGATTCGTTTACATGCCGCTGAGTTCGTACTACTCGGACGCATCCGGACACAGGCTACACGCGAAGCTTACCGACCTGTTTGCAAAATACGCCATGAACGGACAGGAATTTCCCGGAGACCCAACCGTCAATCTATATTACATATTCCACTCTGACTATGCCGATGTGGTGCAATACCCAATGGGAAACATGGAATATGGAAGGCTTCAAAATCCTACTCTAACCATTGGGTGGGACGCTGCAATTCCGGAGAATTATCAGATCGACTTGTACGCCAAGTGCTACAACTATGTCCGTCTGGTCATAAGCTCCGAGGGAAGGTCTGGGGTTGCTCTGGAGCAACCGATCTAAACTTTCAGCGTTGATATATCGGGGATATCGTCTTCTTCTTCTTCTTCTTCGTCGTGGATGTTTACATCAACATCTGCCTCCTCCTTGCGCATGTATTGTTCCGGGGTGGTTTTCTCCCATTTCCATCTCATGTTGTTGAACGCGAGCTGTCCGTCTGACGCGGCCGAGAGCATCTCGTTTAGTTTGTCTTGGAATCCCGAGTAGTCAAGCCGAATCTTTCCTATGTGTGAGATCTCCATGTAACCGTGTACGTGAAGCCGGCCCCCGAACCTCTTCGACGGACCTATTTCAGTCTGCGATCTGACCTTTACCCCCCGGACGTCGTCCCAAGTGTGCGTGCCCTCCGGCCCCGGAAGAAATATCACAAATTTGGGGAAAACGTCTTCTTTCATCATATCCGTCAGGCACTTGCGGATTATCCTGTCGTATTCTCTTGCCTTCTGTGCCGTCTTGGGCCTGGAGTTTGTGTTAAACATGAACGAATAGTTTGAGTATTTCATCTTTGTCTTTGCCCCGTGCGTTGCCTGTACAGGCGCCGCACCAAGTGGGGCAAATTTTACATCAAAAGACATTTACGAATACACTGCTGCTGGAAAAGTGTGAGGCCATTCCCCCCCGAACTGAAAATTCCAAAGGCAGTCTTTGTGAACCAAGACACAGTACGGCCTTCCGAGTGCATAGAACATCCGGTCGTTGAGGCCGTCGACTATCGCCCTTCCGCACGCGGCACAGTTAAGGTTCGGCATTATCGTCATCACGTAGCATATCTGCTGGCCTTCCCTCGATTTTATAAGACCCTCTTTGATAACTCCTTGTTCAGCCATTTTTTCTGCTCTTCAAATTGGGAAAAAACCATGAGTTACATATCGGCATTCATAGCGGTGACTTCCATTGTCTTGTTTTACTTCCTGAGGCCGGCCGTGAAGAGGACTTCTGAGTACAACGTCCCGAAGATGGGAAATCCCGCATTCGTGCAGGAACCGTCTCTGACGTCTGTCGGGGGTCCGATAGACGACTTGTTTCCGGCGACTTACTAAGTAATTTTCTCGGTGTGTGGATACTGTAAAAAGGCATGTCGGCTGAAGACGAAGTTGTCGCCACATTTAAAGCTATAGATAAACGAATAGCCGAAACGGTCCCCGGAGGAACTCTGGTCCCGTGGGAAACCGAGCCGGCCGGCGAATTCGGCCTTGTACGACCGTTTAAGACGGAAAGGCTCGAAGAGCCTTCGATTCTGGAGAAGACTCAGGCAGCCAGACTGTTCGTACCAGCGGACGATGCCAATAACGTTCCGCGGGTGCAGATAGAGGTTGGAAAGAAGGACGTGGAGTTTGCGGATGAGGTGGCATACATGACGAAACTGCGGGCGTTCGACGACTGGGTTATACACACACATCTGGGGCATCTGGACTCCGACCAGAAGAAGGCGTGGTTGATGAAGGTCTACCCCGAAATCTTCAAGAGGATGGAGCAGTCAATAGACCTCACACACAAGACCCAACGAGACATTCAGAAACTGCTCATAGACGGACCCTCGGATCTACACGATTTGTGGAAGATCTTTCTTTGGGAGACCGAGCTGAGATTTCTTGAAGGAACCAATTATGCTCTCCCCGCTTGGCCGGAGGCAGACAGAGCGGACGTCGCGGGAAATAACCGGGCGAGGACGTTCCGCCGTGGACTATTCTCCGATATGTTGAGAACCTGGAGGCAGATTGTCAACCTCACATATGACCACGAAAACCGTAATAGAGCTGCTGACGGCTACGAGGTTTCGGCAGTCTCCCAGAGTCCTGGTCCAGTCGCGGCGACAGACCCACACTGGTTCTCGAGCAGAAAGAATGGAAAGGCAGCATGGAACGTCTGGAACCAGAACGCTGCTCTCGGTAGACCGCGGGCATTACCGGCCGAGATAAGGGCGGAATTTTTCGGAACCCCGAGGTATAGGTTCGGAGGGGGATTTGATGCCAATGCACGTGAGGGTCAGTTTGCAGTCCCGCTTGCGGCCCAGCGGCAGCTCGTCGGTGTACAACCCCAGGTACATGAGTAGACATAAAATCGGGGAAAAATATTTCCTCTTACGAACTTGGTCAAATAAGACTTTTTTCTACATATAATTGTGCACACCAAAAAGCAGATGGCCACAAACAAGAACATCTTGAGGGACCTCAGGAAATTGGACGAAAGTATCGGAAAGGGTATACGATGGAGTACCCCGGTGACCCTTACGGCCGCCGGTGCTCAAGCTGCCCAGTACGCGTTTGCCGACTATTCTCTCCCCGGGAGACTCCCGTACGCGGAGAAAAGGGCATTCGCCGGTCTAGCGAATGCCGAACCCCAAACCGTGGTGAACATCACAGAGGAAGACGTCGAAAGATTCAAGGATGTCAACATGGCCGTAAAGAAGAAGGCTTTCGACAACTGGGTGGGAAATCACTTTGCCCCTTACGACAACCCGGCCGCACGGGACCTGTTAAGAAAGATATACCCCGAGTGGTTCGACTCTATGAAAAAATCGGTGGAAGAGTGGCACAAACTGAAGAGTACGATAGAGAAGCTCAAACTTGTCGGGGCAACAAACAAGGAGGAACTGTATCTTCTCTGGCAAGCCACCGAAGATCATCATTTGGCGGCTTTCCTGGGAGGACAAGGACCCGTCCCCAGAGCGCTGGACGCCGCCGGCCTTGCTACCGCCAATGCAAATTTCATCAGGGGGGTGTTTGCCAAGAACGCCTTGACCGGTGAGGACTTAAACCGCCTGCATACCGCCGGAATCATCGACGGCGATGCGATTCAACCCGCCAACATTTTAGCCCACGATGCATATCGGCCGTTAAACGGCCGACACATTGCTCCCCATCTTTGGTAATCTTTTTTTTTTTCAGTAAAAAGTTATATTCAGAAAAGAGCGTAATGAAGCATAGTGGTCCCCCACCCTATCGGGTTTAGCACTCCGTCGAATAATTCCAATACGTCTGCCCCACCATATATTTCCATGCTTCCATCAACGCCGATCCAAAGACGTCCCCAATGGTAAGTTACCCCAGCCATGAGCTGGCTCCTGACGTAAATCGGGAAGCTGTGTGGAGTTGTTGGCCTGAACGATCCGGGAACTGGTGTGGAAGCGTCCGAATATATCTTTCCAACAGAGAGAGGCGTTCCGGCGGCCCATTTCTCTGGAATCTCGGTGATAACCGTGTTCCACTGGGTCCTCCTCCACGTGATGTTCACGACCTGGTCTGCCCACGGACCGTGGAACGTGTGCGAGGTCTCCTCGTAAGCCCTGAAAGCGTCGGGGGGTGTGTCAACCAGCCACCGATTCTGCAATCTGCTGTATATCATGTTCACGGTCACGATCCTCATAAGGTTCATCACGTGTCCCGCCGAGAACGGCATGTAAAGCCTGTTATTCGCAGTGCTGGCAACGCTCTCGTGTAGCATGTTGATGCGCTTGTTTATCGCGTTGTAGAACTTTAGCTGTACGTACTGGTCCTGTGCGGCGAAAGCCGGGGGGGAGGTTGAGGCGAATCCGGTGAAATAACTCTCGACCGGGCAGGCGGCCATGTTGATCAGCACTATCGGCGCAGATCCTATTGCCAGGTTGTTGTAATTTCCGCTGGCATCTAGATTGATTATCGTCTCTGCGAAGAATAGGCTGCGGTCTACGTATAGGGGACTCTGCGTTACGATCGAAGTGGAGGCGGTCTGGACGGCGTTTCCGCTTCCGTCTATTGCGAAAGAAAGTCCGTTTCCTGCCGTCCTCTCCAGCAGCAATTGTGGGGAAGTGGTGGTCCTAGAAACCAGCCCGGAACTGGTGCTAATTCCGTCAACGGTGAAAGCGTTTGCGCCGTTGTTTAGAACGTGAACGCTGTCGGTTGAATGAAAGTTGATGTCGTTTCCAGACGCATTCACCGTCCAGTCTCCGTTGTTTACAGTCTTAGTAACGGTTCCACCTGCCCCGTCGTTCTGAACTAGGATCTGCCCCATATACACGTTCCCAGATATACCGACACCCCCAGAAACGGTGAGAGCCGCACTGGTCTGAGATGTTGCAGCGGTGGTGTTTAGAACGTGCACCAGATCCGACGAGTGGAAATTCATGTTCCCACCAGAGCAGTCCATGGTGAGATTTCCGGCCAGGACATTGAAATCCACCCCCAAGAGAAGCGGTGTCTCCATGATCTTGAAACCTATAACGGCTATCGATCCAGCCCAGATGGCTCCAGCAACTCCGAGACCGCCAGAGACCACTAGCGCGCCAGTAGTCACATCAGTCGAAGCCGTTGTATTCAACACCTGCACCCTATCGGTCGAGTGTAGCTGTATGTCGTTCCCGTCGGCGTTAACGTTCAGGTCCCCCCCCGCCAGCACGGTGAAATTGACCTCGTTGGTTCCGTTATACAGCGTCAGGCCGTTGGAATCTAGGCTGTAGGCGAACACGGAGCCCTTCACCCCCACCCCTCCTTGTACAGTCAGGGCCGCGCTGCTAACCGACGAGGCCGGGGTGGTGTTCGCGACATTTAGCTTCGATTCAGCCCCAATTTCGACAATACCGCCGGTCGTGTAAGTTACCATTGATCCACCAGCGCCAGCTAAAAGCTCGTAATACTGCAGACCGTTATACACCCTGAGCTGGTTGAAGTTCGCACTCGGGCAGAAGAGGTGCTTTCCGACCCCGAGACCGCCGACTATAACGCACGCGCCGGTGGACGACGACGATGAATCGTCCGGGCTGTCGATTCTGAATGGTCCCTGCGCCATTATCCTCACAGCCCTTCCCGGCTCTGTCATTAGAATAAGGTCCCTCGATCCGGAATTATCACCGAGCGAGATTCCGGCCACTGTAAAGTCGTTACGCATAAACATGAGATGGGGTACGTTATCCGTCCATATGAGCATCGCCGCATTAAACGTCTTCCCCCCAGAGAACGTCTGCTGTCCGGTTGTAACCACGCCCGATTCTTCCGGACCCGCTTCTTTCACGAAAAGTTCGTTTCCGTTCAGAAAATAGAGCGGGAGTTGTGGTTCGATGGCCGATATTCCCGATATCAGGGCAGTTAGCTCTATCCAATTTCCAGTGTTTGGATCCTTTACCTGAAGCGTCGGGGTGGCCATACCGGGCGTTATCTGTGGGAGGTTCAGTGATAGGTTTGCATCCATCCTGCCTATCGTCTCCCCCCGGGCGTTTAGAACATAAAGAGAGTCTCCACCAAGTCTGCAATCACCCATGTGTTTCTATCGTACCGTATTATTAAAAAAAAAGAGCAGCCTCATGGGGGGATTTTTTTCTGGGCACAACCTAGACAAAAAAACTTCAAAATGGCCGGAGTTGTTACAAGTCTGACACAACCTTTTCAAACAAGCGCGGATCTGATGTACATGGGTTACGGGGCCGTCGGGGGGTTCGTCGGGGCTGTTGCGATGGCACACAACGAAACCGGGCAGATTCCGGCCCTCACTGGACGTTATACGGTAGAATCGGCCCTTGCCGGGGGTGCTGTTAACTGGCTCCTTCTCGCGAGCGGGATGGGTGTCGACAACCTAAGCATAGGAAAGGCGATGCTTGCCGGTTTCGCTGGTGGCTACATGTGGCAAAAAATGCTCAGGGCAAATGTTGTTGCATGGGGACTTCTGTAGGAAAGAAACTTTTATGTTGGAATAAAAAAATCGAATAATAAAGGGTCTTACCTCACGATGTCTATGCCGGGATTTCTAGACGACCTAGTAATAAAAAAGAAGAAGAGCAAGTCTTCGGACGACGAGAGTAAGACAAAGAAGAAGAGGACGGCCAAAAAAAAGAAGACGCCGGATACTTTGGAACTCCAACCTCCCAAAAGAAAATACACCAAGAGGTCCGCTGCATCCACGTCGCTAGCGGCACAACCGTATAAAGTCCCAGCAGAACCACCGAGGCCGGGGTGGCAAACTTCTTCGGCCTACTGGGCACGTGGGAGAGGAAGCAGAAGGGGGGGACGTGGAAGAGCTTCGGGCAGGGGGGTGTCGGCTCCAATGGTGCCAGGACCGATGACACCCATTCGCGTATCTCCACCCGATTTCAGGCAACCCGCAACACCGTCCAGGACAAACGTTCCCTCCACCCCGTCTGTGACGGGGGCCACAGAAAGTCCTGGCAGATCTCCACGCCGAAGTCCTCGTTCCGCGTCAAGGTCTAGGAGTGGTAGCCGTCGTGGTGCTGGTGGGGAGAGCACTAGTGGTGCTGGTGAGGAGAGCGTTATAATGCGAGATGTAAGTGGATTGGAAGAGTCGACTTCAGCGACAACGCCAAGACAGAGAAAGTCTAGGTCTCGGAGTCGTGGCAGTGCTGGTGAGGAGAGCGTTGAAATGCGAGATGTAGAGAGCATAATTGAAGAGTCTGGTGTTCGTGAGGATACAAGCCCGGCGAGAAGCGGATCGCTGGAGCGGGGTGAGAGGCGGGGCGCTGGGACCGGCTTTTGGGAGTCACCATCAAAGAGGGGGAGACCGCTCAGACGAGTAAGATCCCCCGAGTTGGAACCGTCCTCGTCCTCATCATCTTTCGCAGAAAGTCCGTCTTCTATTCCAAGTCCTCCGATTATTTCTCCACCAATAAAAGCACCCGAGCAGGCTCCCGCAAAATCTGGGGGTTTTCTTAGCTTTCTCACAAGGCCATTGGGTCTTTTTGGCGGAGCCCCAACCGAAGCCCCCCCACCACCAATCGTATATCCGCAAGTCAGCACGGTGTTTGAGAAAACATCAGTAGCAACGACCCCCCCCACCACAGTTTCCCCGATAGTCACACCTGCACCCCCCAGGAGGATCCCGGAGCCCCTACCGCTCGTAAGAGGCGAGACCGAAGCAGAAAAAGTGGCCAGAGAAGCGAAGATCAGAGAGGACCAACAGAGAGAACTTGAGGCAGAAAAGGTGCGTCTGGAAAAGGCTTTTAGGGAGGCTAAAGAGAAGCAAGAACAAGACAGGGCCAGAGAACTTGCGCAAATAACACAAAGAGAGGAGGAAAGATTAAGAGAGGAGAGCAACCGGAAGGCACAAGAGCTCAAAGCACAGAAAGTGAAAGAGCTGGCTGAGCAGAAGAAGAAGAGGGACGAGGAAGCGGAGAGGACGCGAGAAGAGCTACGGGCAATTGTAAGAAAGGAGAGGGAGGAGAGAAAGGCGAAAGAAATCGAAGATGTGAGGAGCCAGGTGGCTGAGAGACAAAGAATATTGCTCGAAGCAGAGCAGAAGAAACAGGCAGAATTAGAAGCAACACGAGAGGCGAGGCAAAAACAATTAAGGCTTGAGGAGGAGGCAAGGAAAAAAAAGCACGAGGAAGAGATGGAACGAGAAAGGCAAACTATGGCACAGAAGAAAAGGGAGGGAGAAGAGCTTGCGCAACGTGTAGAAGCCGAGAAGTTACAAAAGGAGGAAGAAGTCCGTAAGAAACGCGAGGAAGAAAACCAAAGAGCCCGAGAAGAACTTTCCAAAAAAGCTGCCGAGGCGAAAGAGGCGTTGCTTAAAGAGGAAGCCAAAAAACGAGAGGAGGCGAGGAAGAAGAAGGAGGAACAAGAGGCAGCAGCAGAGGAGGCAAGAAAGAATAAGGAGATCGCGGAAGCAGCGGCAAAGAAGAGGAGGGAGGAACAAGAGGCTGCAGCAGAGGAGGACCGTAGGAGAAAGGTAGCAGCAGCAGAGGAGGCAAGGAAGAATAAGGAGATCGCAGACGCAGCGGCAAAGAAGAAGAAGGAGGAACAAGAGGCTGCAGCCAGAAAGCAGAAAGAAGTGGCCGAGAAGGAGGCGCGTCTGGAGGCCGAAGCGAGAAAGAATGCTGCCGAATACAGGAAGGAGATGGAGGCACGGGAAAAGGAGAAGAAGGAAAAAGAGGAAAAAGAGAAAAAGGAGAAAGATGACAGGGAAGCGCAACTTTTGGCTGATCTAAAAGCGGGAGAGGAAGCAGCACGACAAACGGAGATCGAGTGGGAGGCGGAAGAGGAGGAGACCCGGAAGCGGAGGGATGAAGAGGAAGCAAGACAAACGAAGGAGAAGCAGGACCGGGAAGAAGCCGAACTGCGGAAACTTGCCGAAGAAAGAGAAAGAAAAAAAATTGAAGCAGAGGAGGCCAAGAAGAAGAAGGAGGCCGAGGCCCAGAAAAAACGGGAAGAGGGCGTATTATCCGTGCAGAAAAGGGCATCCAAAGAAAAAATCGCCTCTCTCGAACACGAAAAACTCCTGATGTCCGCGGGACAACCGGCAGACTATCAAGCCGAGCTCAGAGCTTGGCATCATCTCGTCATGCACAACGGGCATCCTTGGATTCACCTCCCTGGCCGGAAGTTCAAGCCAGTTCACCCGGAAGATGTTGCTATTTTGGATAAATATTCAGCCACCATTGGTCCGAGAGCGATAACAGCAGTAACCGCCGAACAAATGGCAACGCTCGCTGGATATGACAGAGAATTTCCGCTAATTTATCGCCCAAGGAGACCGTTCAAATCCGATGGCGGACGAAACGCCTACGAATATGCATTGTGGATCCATGCCAAAAACCTTGGATATTACGGCACGAAGGATTCGATCGGTGCGGATTTTGAAGTGTGGAAAGAGCCCGGCGGACAACGGCAATCGTTACCCGCAGCTCCGCCCTATCCAACAACACCGGACGAAGAATGGTGTCTCGGCCTCGTAAGAGATAGGGGCGTGTGGTATATAATGCTTCCAAATGCGAGGAAACGGGCTGTTTCTCTTGGGATCACAGAAAGACTCGCGAAATGGAGCAAAACAAGTGGACCGGAGGCAGTGACGGAGGGAGAAATAAAAGAAGCCGCCAGGATAAACGACTTCGATCCGCAGAATCCGATAGGTCATCACGGCGAGATTCCGAGTACGGAGATGCGGAAGGCTGGTGCCTTCGATTATGCAATATGGAGACAAGCGGTATATTACGGGTATTATAAATAGTGAGCACGGATATTTTGTCGAATGCCGTAAATATATATCTCTATGGAAGGATTCTTGGTGGACATAAAGAAACGCGGAAGACACACAAAATCGTCTTCGGACGAAGACGGTACCAAGTCCAAGAAGAGAAAGAAGCGCGTCAAGAAGGCCAAGGCGCACACCGGTGCGCAGTCTGAGAAGAGGTACACCGGGCGTTCGGTTACCGGGACATCGCTCGCTGCAAAGCCATATCCGATACCGCCAGCGCCACCGAGGCCGTACTGGCAGAGATCGTCCTCGTACTGGAGGCGCGGTCGTAGGGGGAGGGGTGTTTATGGCAGATTCGGCGGAGGGTTCCGACCACAATCGTTTGGAGGAGCACAAACACCAGCACCACCAGCAACACCGACGGCAAGTCCGATGCGTTCCGGAGGAACGGATTTTCGCGGTCCGATTAGGCAGTATGGATCGATGCTCCGATCCGAGCCGTCAACCCCAATCTCCCCGCTTGTCGCCACAGTGCCACAAATAAACGAAAGCCGAATATTGGCGTATCCAGAAGTTTACAAGAACGTTACATCGTCCTGGGCCCCAGCGGCAACATTCACCCAAGGCACACACCCGCTGAGCCGTTATTCGGCCATTCTAGAACAATACAGAGACCGTGTCCCCCCGATGCCACAATTCGGCGATCTTGCTTCTATTAGACGCATTTATCCCGATTTCGATCCCCTCAACCCGACTCCACATTTCGAGGATATATGGCATAATCCAACAACCAGGGAGCGAGATAAAAATACGGCGTTGTGGCATTTGTGGAGCTATGCCAGAAAATCCGAATACTACGACTGCACCCCGCGCCCCACAATTCCTCCCATCGCAGCCCCAACCGACGATATAACAGAGGACGAATGGAGGCGAATTGAGTTACAGGAGCGCGAAATACAGGAAGAACGAACGTTGCAGGAGATGAGAGAGATCGGCGGCTACAGCCATTAATCAGTTGCTCTGATCACGTCACAAAATGACCGAAGGGATACCGGACACTCCGTACCTGTGCGCTTACATCAATACACGCTACGCAGATGATGCCCAGACACAACCGAAACCCGAGCCGACCGTACCAAAGGAAAATCCACACGAATGTGGACGATTATACAGCATAGACGATTATTCGGCACCATTCGAAACCTATGCCAGGAAGATCTTCGACAACGTGCTAAACTGCTACCTGCCCTCGGACGAACCACCCTGTCCCAGGGATATCGCGATAGCACAGCAAGCTTTTTTCAGAATACTCGAAGAACGGGGACTTGTTATCGGCCAAAAAAAGTTTCATACGACTGTTTAAATAGATTTTTTGTTCTTCTCGATATCTTCGGCTTTCTTAGATATCGGGTAATGGAAATGAAAAACAGTTAATCGTGCGCACCGAGTCAGGTAATTTCGAGCTCTTCTCTCCAGATCTGATGTGTGCTGCAAACAAATTCAACAATAATCTTCCCCTGTCAAGACAAAGGTTTTGAATCTAAATCTCCCGGCTGGATAGTGAGGCTCGCAGCACCAGACAATAAACCGTACGCAGATACAAGGCTTTCTCCTGACCTGACAATCGTCCCATGAATGGCGCACAGTGATCGTGTGCGGAGGTTCCCACCACTCGTCCCACTGGGAGATATGCTCCATGTCGCAAGCCTTGGAAATGAAAATAAAGTTTCGCGAATTACAACTGCGCAACCGCGGGATAGGCAAGGCAGGCAGGCACCGGACTAAAACTAACCTAAAAAACGTGGCCAATATTGGGCGATTTCTAATATTTTTTTTAAAAATTAATAAATAAATATTTGTCAAATTTTTTATTTGTACATCCAACAGGTGATAAATTTGAGAATCGGTGCGGCCACGGATGCAGGTGCGCCGATGACCTCGAGTTCATCGGCGTGAAGACTGGTTCGGATGTATATAACATCTATGGATTTTTGTACCGTCAACCGTTCCAACAATTCGCACAGCTTCGGGTCGTGGCAGACTGGCGTCTGCTCGTCGAACCACAACAATATCTCTATTGTTGATGCTTCCACGTTTTCGGGCCAGGGATTTACAGCTGGATTGTTGAGCATCCAGCTGCAGATGAAAATGCTCTTGCCGATGTTGTCGTAGAATTTGATCTCATGCTTCTGCCTTTCGTGGCACCTCCGCCACACGACCCTACTCCTATGTTCTTCCATATAATTGTGCCGTAATCGCAATTGAAAAAAATTTGACGACACAACTGGAGTAAAAAATGGAAGACATCCCACGACCGGAGAGGCCACTGAGGATCGCCATAGGGGGGATGATAGGCGCCGGGAAGACGACGTTGGCCGAATTGTTGTGCCAAAAGCTGTCTGCCGTGTACATAAGAGAACCCACCGAAGAGGATATCCTCGTTAAGTTCTATGGTTCCCCGGGAGATTTCGCGTTTCTAAATCAGATAGCATTCCTTAAGAACCGTTTTAAGGCGCAACTCGAGAAACGCGAAGAGGAAAAAACCGCGAAGATAATAATACGCGACAGAACGTTCGAGGAAGATCTAATATTCACCGTGCTGATGTGGGAAATGGGTATAATTTCGGACCAGGAAATGCGGATTTACGGAGAGTTTCACTCTCTGCTGCGGCTAGTCTCCGAACCCCCGGATTTATACGTTATTTTAAAATGCGATATACCCGTCGCAATGAATCGTATTTCCCAGAGGTGTTCCAGGAACCCGACAGCAAGGTCTCTCTCGGAGGTTGTCTCAATCACGGCCGGATACCTCTCGGCGTTGGACGAGAAATACGACAGATTCAGTATTCACGGAAAGGACAGACCCAAATCTCTGGAAAAAACCACTTTCCTTGTGCTGAACAGCACCGGTAAAACACCGGAAGAACTCGCCGACAACGTGGTGTCCCTAAAAGCGTTTTTCGGAGATAAATAATTTTTTTGGTCAGTTGCATTTCTCTTACGTAATCGGATGGACAACAGGAAAGAGGACGAATCCAAATCGGCCAACACCACGGTTGCTATGGTGGAAGAGACCAAGCAAGTCGTGTGGCTCTGGGGTAAAAGCTATAGACATTGGTTGTATTGGTTGGCGCCTTTTACCGAGAGCGTATACGCAACCACGTGGAAGATGAACTCTGTGGATGGTAACAAATTCCTCGACAACATCGGAGACGTGGTGAATGTGGTGCTCTTTTTGAAAGAGAACCTTATCGGACCTAACAGCGACGACCCAAAACTACGAGAACTCGTACAGAGACTGTTGAAGATAAAAACCCTTAGGCGGATCATATTGGACTGCGATCTGCATTACAGCTCTTTCGATATATACGTGGACAATGTCAGGAAGCTACCCCTGGCCGAACTAGTAAATATAACGATTTTTGAAGTTTAATTTATTATTTTTGCAACTGTCAAACTGTTGTGACAAAATGAAAGAGAGAAAGGAAGAAGACGGGGTTGTTTCCATATCAGAAGGTGTCATCTCGGCGACCGACGGGGAGAACATAGCAGCAATAGATCCGGGCGTAAAAAGGAGCTGGATGTCTATATTTAAGAAGGCAGGGATTGATATGTTACAGAAACTATATGGCCGGAGCTACGAGACGGGCCACGCCCATCAGGATATATGCAAGCAGGTAGATAGGATGCTGTCAAAACTCAAAATGTGGGGTGTGACTACGGTTCTTGTCGAGACCACGCCCGCGTTTCCTGGATGTTGCGCAAGGGTGTCCACCGAAAACACCGCCGTGGAACGAAGCATCCGATGCCTCCTGTATCGATCCGGAATGACCGTCATTCCCATATCCAGCACCAAAATAAAGCGCGCCCTGAAACTGTGCAACCGAGACTACGCGAAGAACAAGAGAGCGGCTATACAGTTTGCCCGGGACCACTGCGTTGTGGACGTGGAGAGCGATCACGACGCCGACTGCTTCTGCTTAGCTTGGTGGTACTGCTGCCGGTTTTCCGCGGCAACAGACTCCAAAACTGTGGGGGGTTTCGGGAATAGATGTCGGAGTAGTAGGTGAGGTCGTCTCTATGGCTTTCGGTGTTGTTTTTGTGTCGGGTTTTGGTTGGGGCGGTGTGTGCTGCTCTTCGACCTTTGGCTTTTCGGGGGCGGGAGATTTTCGCACAAACTTGCGAACCTTAACCCCGCAGTCTGGACACGATCCGTGGGCAGCAGCCCTACTACCGGGTTTGCCTGTTGAGTGGGTCCAAACTATCTCCTTTACTTCCACGTCCTTTGGGTAGACCTTCTTGCGGCACTTTACGCAGTAAATCGGATCGGACATTGTTAATATTTTTCTGGTAGAAAAAAATAGGTAGGGAATATACGAATATGGACATACAAGAAGAGCTTGCCGGGCAGTCTACCGAAGCATTGAACGAGCTTAAGAAGTACGCCGAAGCACTCGTTCAGAACTACGACTATGCCGCTCGGAGACTCAAGCTTATAATCCAAAGCATCGAGACGGCTAATAACAACGGAAAAGCCAAAAACGATGTGACCAGTACAGACGTTGGGACATCCAGCTCAACAGAATGAAACCACTCTTTGCACTGGCATTTCGGATGTGAAGTCAGGAGACAACATTCTGAACTTTAGGGTGTCTCCTCGGCTCCAGAGTCAATATTCGTGGAAGCTCAACGTCTTCTCAAACTCGACCAGATTCCATTTGTACTTCAATTCCGTTTTTTTTGTCGACGTCACAACAAAAAACACCCCGAAACGATTTTTTTGCCTTCACAATAGTATGTCGTGACCCTTCACGCCAGTTTGTCCTTTCGAAATTGTGACGTGTTCTTAAAATTATAGAAAGTATTTGGTCAGTTGTACTCATCCGAATAAACAAAATATGGAGGATAAGGCCAGCGGGTGTTCAACAACAGAGAAGAAATGCAAGGTAATCTGGATCTGGGGACACAGAAGCACGCTATTACCCCGACTGATTCCCGACGGCGAAACCCTGTATGTGACCTCCTGGATCATGCACTGGAAACAGCCAATGATGTCGTTCATAGACGCAGACAACGTTTACATAGTCTTGTCGTATGAGAAAGGAGATTTCAGAAGCGACCCGGATTTTTGCCGGCTTCTACGTCTATTTACAGAGAACGGAAGAACGAAGCAAGTAATCGTGGATTGCGACTTTCACTATAGGTGCTTCACCGACAGATCGGATCCATTCGGAAAAGTGACACAGCCCCTAGAGGAGCTTGTTACCACGAGCTTAAACGATGATATGACCTTTGGATACGAAGCTCCAACAGACACAAAAAAAACTTAAGAAAGTTTATTATTATCCGTCCTGTGGTAGAAGGCCTAGCTGGAGTTTAATGGTTAGACCTTGTCTTTGGACATTGGTATATCAACTCTCTGGCGAATCAAAAATTCTGGACAGGACATTTTATTGTTTTTTCCCGATAATGAAATTTTGTCTCTGCAAGTCGCACATGAATCTTTCCTCTACGAACAAAACATCTCTGATGGTCGGTGGTTCGTCCCAGTGAAGGCCTGCCATAAGCGCCTTGTGGAGCACCTGCACGACTTCGTCTCGCGAGTTCTTGATCGCACACGTGTGTGCCGTCGAGTTCATGTTTTTTTGTGGCTATAAATGATGTCATTCCAACAATTGAGCAACTTTAAAATGAAAAAAAACGACAGTGTGGAAGCGGATAACGTCGAATCCTCGTCCTCGGAATGGGACTCGACATCGGAGGATGATAACCCAGACTTACCCGGGTTTAAGGTACCGGAAGAGAAGCCACGAAAGCCTTACTACGGAATGATGAATGAAACCGAAGAGATGGGGCCTTGGTGGTCGGAGGACGGTGGCCGAAAGAACTGTGCGGGACACATCGTGGAACTTGGCACGCGCGGTGCTGGCCTGTCTATGTTATACTGCGGGATGCGGTTTGCTCCGAGATGGGGGTGCCCGTGTGGACGCTGTGATGGTATATGCGGACCGGATGACGGTTGTCAGTGCGGGCCTTGTAAGTTGCTACAGCAACAGGCCCTCAGGAATTATCTAGGAACCCCGGCCGAACCGGATGAAACGAAGAATTAAGAGATATATATTTGTTTAAGTTAATCGTCGGGGTGCCATGGTGCTTTTTCTTGGGACTCTGGCGGAGGTTGGTTGTCTCGCTTGTAAGACATAGAAACCTCCGTCCAACGTTGTTGGTTTGTGTGTATATCCGCGATGCACTTTGACATGTACTGCAGCTCCTTGGCCTCGAAACGAATGTTCTGTCCGGAAAGGTATTTTATGAACTTGTCAAGGATTCCCGGGAGTTGCTCCCTTGCGTTGTCACTGTCCATATTTTTTTCCCCCACAGTTGTTATGGCGTGGCGAGGAGGCAATCCTTTCAAGTATCGCAACCTGGAAGTTACCTGGATATGGGGAAGCGTCGATTCTCTTCAGAAAATTCGCTCGATAATGAGTTCTAATAGGATGGACCAAGTTTATCTCGCCCCGTGGAACGGCAAATGGTGGGACGGATATATGGGACAGGACGTCATCGTATTCTACGATTCCAATGTTTCGCCGAGCGATCTGGAACAGCTTTTGGGAGCAGATCATGTACCGCTACCAACTATTCACGGGGGCATGACTTGGGCTGCGTGGACGAAGGTGTACATAATAAACAAGCTACACCCAACTCAGATCTATCCGATAGAGAAATATCCAAACATTATGAGACGAATAACAAAAATAATTCAAAACTCCGTCGATTGATGGACGGTTAATTTTTGTCCTTGTCTTCCGCTTTTGTCTCTTCTTCTTTTTTGTCTTCTTCCAGCGAGTCCGCATATGCTTCGGCCGCCCATTTGATTGCGCGCTCCCAGAAGCCCTTCAGCCACACATCCACCGAAGCCTGGTCATTTGGGCACACGGTCGAGCTGTATGCCTCGTGAATCTTGTCCGATACCTTGATGTCTAGCTCCGGACAGCGCTGTGACATATGGTTGTTGTTTGTTTTTTTTTGGTGATTACGCAACAACAAAAACCAATTGCAAAATAAATGGCAACTGGTGGTGGTGGGAGTGATCCGGTGTTTGAAAAGAGCGTTCTCTGCAGATGCGAGGTGCCTTCGCAGGTTTTTGTCGTTAAAAAGGATTCTCCGAACAACGGCCGAACTTTCTATCGTTGCGGGTCTACATTCCTGTCGAACGGCGAGACCGACTGTAAATTCTTCAAGTGGAAGACGAGCCCCTGCGCTGCGGCAGACACACCGGGTTCTCCCAAAAAACGCAAATTACCGGACATTGTCCGACCGGTGGCAAAGAAAGCCGTTGGGGATAGAACTCCGGAGACGGCGGTCGCGGCGTCGGCTGATCGGACGTTGGCCTCCCTAATAACCCAGTCGGTATTACCCCGAGCTTCGGGACCCGTTCCTTGGGAACATTTCGCAACAACAAACCAACAATTAATGTCTGCCATCGTCGACCTTAAGAGATGCGTAGAAGTGATGGCGGTCAACTACGATAGCAGCTCGCAGACAATGGGCCGACTCGCGGGGGCAATCGAGAACATGATAGACGCCAGCCGTTCTCCTCCCATCCGCGATGACGAATTTGAAGACGAAGAGCCGCCACCACCCCCACCCCCCCCAGCACAGGAGGTTCAAAAAAAATAAAATGTATTTTTTTTTTACAGCGCTATCTGCGCGGGCAAATGAGACCAGTTTAGGGACTCCGAGTCCACGAGGTCCGAGGTCGAGAAGTGGTAAAACTCCTCGAACCTCTTCTTGCATATTTCGAGGGGGGGAAAGCGGAGTACACTGGTGGCCCGCAGAGCATTGGCGGCTATGACCATCTGGTCCCCCAGCACGTCCTTTATGAGCTGGTTGAAGGCCATTATGGGAGAAGGCTTGCACTTCTTGTGCTCGCACCAGAGGACGAAGAGGTCGTGGAAGAGGTTCATGTCGATCTCCAGACCATCGTTTGGGCTCCAGGCAATGCGGTAGTTGTTGGGGTCGGACATCTCCAGCACCGAGTAGTTCCTCCGGACGCAGCCCAGCCTGATGCACTCGTGGAAGTAGAGGTGCTCTATGGGCATCGTTGCCAGCTTCTGGGCAACCAGCATCGCCGTCCTGGGGTTCTGGGTTGTGCGGGCCTCCCTGACGCGTGGAACTCTGGTACGCTGGAGCCAGGAGAGAAAGCACTTGCAACCGCGCTTACTGGGAATCTCGATCTCCAGCCAGTCGTACGCAGATATGAAGTATTCCTTGGTCAGTATCCGGGGATAGTCGGTGCATTTCATGAAGGCCCACCTCCTCGCGTTCGGACCCACGTAGAGGATCTGCCTGGTGACGTTGTTGGAGGTGATGAAGATGTTCGAGGGAATCTCCACCTTGAACACGTCGATCCCCTTGTACTCGATGGTTTTCTCCAGGCCGGTCACCATCCCCTTCAACCTCGACGTCTCCTCGATGCTCAGGTGGTCGATCTCGTCCAGGTGGATCATGGTCTTTCCCATAAGGATTTGGTTGAACCGCTCGAGGACGGTCGTGGGGCCAACAACGTTGCAGTATGCCTTGCCAAGGTACTGCCCGAACACCTGCCCGATCAAGGTCTTCCCGACCCCCTCTGGGCCGACGAGTATCGGGGCTGTGAGGGTCTGCCTGTCTGGGTGCGCCATGATGAACGCGAACCAGTCCACGATGTAATCGAACGTCTTCATAGACTGGCTCGCGATCACGTTCCAGACGTACTCTAGGAAGGCGCGAAGATCGTAGTCTGGGGTGGAAAAGGCCCTGGACGACTCCAAGTCAACCTCGTTCCACGCAAAACCGGGCCACAGGTTGATTTCGTCGTTCGGAACTCTCTCCAGTGGGCGAAAAACCTGGTCCCGAATCGTAAGGCGGTCGCAGCTGTTGATCCAGACGGAGAATGCCGCCTTCTTTATTTTCCTTGGCTTTGCGGCCCTCCCATTCGCCGTCCTCCTGCGCGCTCTTGGGGGCTCCTGTGGGTCGTCTTCTTCCTGGGCATCTTCTTCCAACACCGTGACGATTGGCACCCCGAAGATGATTTTGACGGCATGGAGGGGCATCGGCCTGATCACCGGAAGGTTGCTTTTGT